AAGTGGACGTATACGATTGGTGCTGATATTGCTGAGGGTTTGGAGCATGGTGATGCTACGGTGGCTTGGGTGTTGTGTGTGAATACTGGTCAGCCTGTGGCGGTGTGGTATGGGCGTGTTGATCCTGATGTGTTTGGTGAAACTGTTTTGCCTGCTATCGGCTGGTTTTATCGGAATGCTTTGATTGTTCCTGAGGTGAACAATCATGGTTTGACTGTTTTGAAGGCTCTCCAGCGTTCTAAGTATAAGTGGTTGTATAAGCGTAGGACGTTTACGAAACGGCAGGATAGGCCGTTGGAGTCGATGGGTTGGTTGACGACGCATACGTCGAAACCGTTGTTGGTGGATGAGTTGGCTGCTTGGTTGCGTGATGTGGAGAATATGCCGCATCAAAAGACGTTGCATGAGTTGCGGACGTTCACTCGGGATGTGCGTGGCCGTATGTCTGGTAGTCCGCATGATGACTGTGTTATGTCGTTGGGTATGGCTGTGCAGGGTTTGAAGTATGCTAGGACTGAGTTGCCGCACGGGCAGGGTGATGCTGCCCGTGTGAAGGGTTCGTTTGCTTGGTATGAGCGTATGTTGGATAAGAGGAACAAAACAAATCAGGGTTTGTCTCCGCTGGTGTGACGTTTTGTTATGAGTAATGTGATGATTTGTAAGAACTGTGACCGTGAATGGCCGTTGGATCGTTTCAATTTGGAATGTTCTAAACCTGATTGGTGTTTCGCTTGTCGTGCCAAGACACTTCGGGTGTCGTTTCAGGGTGGTAAAGAGTATTTTCATGAGTCCACTGAGAAGGAACGGGCCGACAAAGCAATGTCGGAGGCCCGTGCAGCAGGTTTCGATCCTGTTCCGATGGATACTGGTAAGGGTTGGAATGGTGCTGCGGGGTCTACGTTGAAGAAAATTGGTGAAGTTTCTAAAAAGAGTGGTGCTTTTGGTGGTAAGCCTGCTTCTGTTGCGTCTGATAAGGTGATTTCTGCATGAAGAACGATGAGAAGGAACATCCCCAGTCACCTGACGGCTATGAAATGTCGGTTGGTTCTTGTTTGCGTCGTGTGAACGACGCTATGAAGTGGCGTAAGAACGCTGGTTTTGATGAGAAGTGGGCTAAGATCATCAAGTTGTATGCCAACCAGTACGAATATTCGGAACTTTCTGGCTATGAGGACGTTATTGCGCCGAATATGATGTTTTCTACGGCGAATGTTATCATTCCGTCGATTATGGTGAACTATCCGAAGATCACTGTTTCTGCCCGAAAGCCCGAATTTGAGGAACAGGCCCGTGTTATTGAGGCTGTTGCCAACTATCATTGGCAACATTTCGATTTTCATGAGGAATTGAAACTCCTTATCAAGGATTTTGTGGTTTTGGGGTTGGGTATCGCTAAGATCACTTGGTTGTTGGAGGAAGAAACTGAGGACACTCCGCATGATGTGTGGGTGGAGGATGTTAAAGAGCAGTTGTTGCAGGTTCAGCAGGCAAAGTTGCAGGCCGAGCAGTCTGGTTTGGATTTAGAGTTCCCTACTGAGGAAGAAATCATTAGTTCTGTGCCTACGGTGCGGTCTGTGGCACGCCAAGACCGTCCTCATGTGGAACGTGTTTCTCCTTTTGATGTTTATATTGATCCTGATGCTACTCGTTTGAAGAATGCACGGTGGATTGCTCAACGTTTGTATGTTCCGTTGCAGGAAGCGAAGGAATTTGAGGGTTGGGATAAGGCTGCTCGCAAGAAACTTAAGGGTACTGCTATGTCGCAGGCTAAGAAGGATTATGACCTGATGTTTTCGGGTGAGGAACGTGGTCGTGAGTCCGATTTTGTGGTGGTCTGGGAGTATTACGATCTGGTTTCGGGCATGTTGTGCACGTTCGCTGAGGGTTGCGACATGTTTTTGAGCGCACCTGACGATTTTCCGTACCCGTTTGGGCATCCGTTTGTGTTTGCTCAGAACTATGTGGTGCCTGAGAAGTTGTATCCGATGGGTGATTTGGAGTCGATTGTTCCATTGCAGATGGAATTGGCTTTGACCCGTACTCAGATGGTGAATGACCGTAAAAGGTTCCGTCGCATGTACATGTATAAGCCTGATGAGATTGGGCCTGACGGTTTGGCTGCTCTCATGTCGTCAGATGATAACGCTTTGATCCCTGTCGATTCGGATGTGCCGTTTGGTGAGGTAATCGCCCCGATTACCACCACCAGTTTGCCTCCCGAGTTCTATAACCAGACCGCTATGATTCTGGATGACATGGATCGTACAAGTGCGGTGACCGAATATCAGCGCGGTTCGGTGTCTGAGGTTCGTCGTACCGCTACTGAGGCTTCGATGATTCAGGACATGTCGAATGCTAGGTCTGCTGACAAGTTGGCTACAATTGAAACCACTATCAGTGAGATTGCTGAGCGTTGTATTCAGTTGACGCAAGAGTTTTTGACCACTGAGCAGGTTGCTAAGATTGTTGGCCCTGATGGTTCTACTGTTTGGGTGCAGTATGATCGTGATGCCGTTCAGGGCGAGTATGATTTTCAGGTTGAGGCTGGGTCTACTCAGCCTCGTAATGAAACTTTCCGTCGCCAGTCGGCCCTACAGTTGTTGGATGCTATGGCCCCATTCATTTCTGCTGGTGTTGTTGATCCTGCCAAGTTGGCTGAGCATGTGATGCGTAACGGTTTTGGTATTAAAGACCCTACTTCGTTTATTCAGCAGGTTCCTGCGCCACAGCAGGCTGAGCCTGCTGGGCCTCAGGATATGGGACAGATGCCTACTGGTATGCCGCAAGATATGCCGCAAGGTATGCCTCAGGACATGCCTCCGATGGGTTGATGTTACGTTTCTTGTTTAATGGTTAGAGCAAAGTTTTTTATCTAAGGAGTTATCATGCCGATGGGAAAGCGTCCTGTAGCAAAGAAGGCGACTGCAAAGAAGCCTTCGACTGTTAGCCGTACTACTAGTGGTCTTACTGCTTTGTCGGCAGGTTTGGATAAGGAACTTGCTAAGAAGGGCATTAAGAAGGGTACTCGTGCTTATGGTTTGGCTCGTGCCAAGCAGAACGCTGGTTTGGTTGGTGTGGCTATGAAGAAGGCTGCTGCTAATCGTGGTCGTTCGGGTTCGGGTTCTGGTACTGTTCCGCGTAAGGCTGCTCCTAAGAGTAGTTCTTACAAGGGTCGTTGATCGTTTTATTTGTAAATTAAGGAGATATCATGGCTTATAGTGATAACCAGTCGGGTCTGGCAGACGAGCGTTTTTCAAAGCGTGCAACCTATCGTAACGTTACTGGCACCTCGGATACTTTGACCCTTGCTGACGTTGACGCATTTATTACTTGCAGTGCTGCTGGCGCAACTACTGTGACGATTCCTGCTACTTCGTCGGTTTCGTTCCCTGTTGGGACGATCATCACGATTTTTAGCAATGGTGCTGGTGGTGTGACGGTCGCTAAGACTGGTAGTGATGTGTTGACTGGTACTGCTACTGCTGCTCAGAACGCTACCCGTAAGATTGTGAAGGTTTCGGAAGCCTCGGGTGTCAGCACTTGGTTTGCTTTCGTCTGATATCATGAAGGGTTTTAAGGCTCCAAAGGTGAAGAATTCACCGCAGCAGGCGTGGCGTGATTCGCCTGCCCATACCCATATTGATGCTCATACGCCTTCGCATTTCAAGAAGTTGCGTTTGGGTGGCAAGGTTAAGGGTTCGTGATGGTTGCCGCCAAGAAGGCGCATCGTGGGTTTAAGGCGGTTCAGAAGTCGATTGCTAAGAAGCAGGGGATTTCGATGGATCGTGCTGGTGCGATTTTGGCGGCTGGTGCCCGTAAGGCTAGTCCTGCTGCAAAGCGGGCTAATCCTCGTTTGAAGCGTGTGAAGGGTGTGGCTAAATGAAGAAGAAGGCCCCTAAGGTCGCTATGAAGAAGTCGTCTTATCCTCCGTCGCCTCCTACGGGGTTGGCTCGGCAGAAGGTTAAGCCGATGAAGCGTGCCAAGACTGTAGATTGATATGACAATTAAGCGTGGCAAGGAAACGTTTGCAGGCTATAACAAGCCGAAACGTACTCCTAGCCATCCGAAGAAGTCGCATGCTGTGCTTGCGAAAGATGGTAGTAAGGTAAAATTGATCAGGTTTGGTCAGCAAGGTGTTTCGGGTTCTCCGAAGAAGGCTGGCGAATCTGCTGCTTATCGTGAACGGCGTGAGTCGTTTAAGGCTAGGCATGCTTCTAATATTGCTAAGGGTAAAATGTCTGCGGCATATTGGGCTGATAAAGTTAAATGGTAGAACACCCCGTTTGGGATTCTGAAAGGAAACAATGAGTGACGATTTGATGACCATGTTCGATGAGGCTGCGGCTGACGGAGGTGGGGAAGTCACAGAAGATTCGTTGTCCAAGAACGCTACTGTTCATTTGGGTGACGATAACGAAGTTTCTGAGGAAACTTCGGTTGATAGTGAGGTCGATGATACTGACGAGGACATTGATTCAGAAGATGAGGCTGATCTTTCTGAGGATGATGCACCCGAGGATGTGTTTGATTTTGACTCTATCAAAGATAAAACTGTTGCTGTTACTGTGAACGGAGAAACCTTTGAGGTTCCGTTGTCAGAGTTGCGTAATGGTTACATGCGTCAGGCTGATTACACTCGTAAGACGCAGCAGGTTGCTGCGGATGCTCAGGTGTTGCAGTGGGCGCGTGATATGCAAGAGGCTTTCAGGACTGATCCTGCTGGAAGTATCAGGTATCTTCAGGAACAGTTGGGTCTGCTGGAGGAATCTGATCCGTGGGGTGAGGTTGATCCTGATGTTAAGCCGATTGTTGATGAACTTAAGCGTACTCAGCAGGAGTTGGCACAGTTGCGTCAGCAGACGCAACAGTTTGCTAGTGACAAGGTGAGTATGCAGGTTCAATCCGAATTGGAATCGGTGCAAGCAAAGTATGCCGATTTTGATCCGATGGTTGTGTTGCCTATTGCTATTGAGAATAATTTGTCGATGGAGAAGGCGTACAAGTTGTGGAAGATTGACCACATGGAATCGGAATCAAAGTTGGCTGAGGCTGCTAAGGCTAAGGCTGAGGCTGCTGCTGTTAAGAGGCAGCAGGCTCGGGATGCGAGCAAGAAGGTTTCTAAGGGTTCATCGAAGGTTTCTGCGGAGGCTGATGATTCTTGGAAGCGTTTTGATTCCTTTGAGGATATCTTTGCGTATGAAGTTGAAAAGACACGTTCATAATTTTTAGAAAGGTAGGTTACAATGGCTAACCCGAACTTTGATAACATTGTTGCAACTACGCTGAAGCGGTATTTCACCGAGGGCGGTAAGGCTGTTGACAACATTTTTAAGCGTAGTGCTGCGCTTGACTGGTTGAAGAACACTGCGAAGATTGATGCTCAGGGTGGTTCGACGGCTGTGTTCCCGCTCCAGTACAAGGCTAACTCGTCGTTCCAGTACTACTCGGGCTACGATGCGTTGACTCCTGTGCATGGTGAGGAACTGATCACTGCTGCTGAATACCAGTGGAAGCAGGCTGCTATCTTTATCCCCATGTCGGGTATGGAGGAAGCGAAGAACAGTGGTGACCGTGCGGTTGTCAAGTTGTTGCAGACGAAGGTGGAGAACGCTGAGATGACTGCTGCTGAGCAGTTTGAGACTGCATTCTTGCAGTATAGCGGTACTGAGTCGAACGGTAAGGCGTGGGGCGGTTTGCCGAACCTTGTCGGTACGACCAGCAGCAGCGGCGGTATTGACGGTAACACCTATGCCTACTGGCAGTCGTATGCTCCCACCACCGCTACCTATACCCTTGGTTTGCATTCCAAGGCGTACAACACGGTGTCGTATGGTGGAGATGCTTGCGATTTCCAGATCACGACTCAGACCTTGTGGGAAAACTATGAGGGCAAGTTGCAGCCGAACCAGCGTTTCACCGATGCTAAGACTGCGGAGTCGGGTTTCACGAACCTGCTGCACCGTGGGTCGAAGGTTGTGTGGAGCGATCTGATGCCTGCGAACACTTGGTACTTCCTCAACAGCCGCCATGTGAAGTTGGCTGTGTTGTCGGGTAACTGGATGAAGTTCCGTGGCTTCGTGGAGCCGTATGACCGTGACGCTAAGTACGGTCTTATCACCTGCTATGGTGCGTTCGGTACGAATGGCCGTCGCTACCTTGGCCGTGCCACTTGGAATCCCTGAGTCCTGATACGGTTCAGTCTGATAGACGGGAGGGGGGTTCGCCTCCCTCCCGTCATCTGTTTATAAAGGAGTTTCTGATGGAAATTTTTGGGGCTGTGCGTAAGATTCGTAAGGCTGTTGCGGCAGCGTTGGCTGCTGCGGTTGTGGCTGGGTTGAATCGTTGGGTGAAGTTGGATGTTGGGTCGGTTGAGGCGATCATTAATGCTGTGATTATTTCGCTGGTGGTTTGGGTTGTGCCGAATGCTAAGGATGAGATCAGTGGCTGATATGACTGTTACTTGGAAGGGTGCTGTTTCGTTTGATGCGTTCAAAGGGCAGGCTGCTTCTAGTAAGGCTGGTGCGGTGTTGTATGATTCGGCTGCTATGGCTGCTGGGTTTGATATTCGTCCGTTGCAGGATGTTGGTGTTGAGTCGGCTTTGAAGGGTGCTGTTCCATATTCTGGTGATGATGGTTCAGATTTTTCGTGGGTTGACGAGTATGAGCAGGCTGTTGCCGAGGTGGATGTGCCGACTGTGAAGCGTGGTCGGCCTAAGAAGGAGGGCTAGTTATGTCAATGAGTTTTGACCAGTTGTGTACTTTTGTTCGTGCACATGCAGACATTGATAGTGCTGATGTTACGAATGACACTTTGGAAACTTATGCCCGTATTGCTTATAATGATATTCATACTCGTACTAACTTTCCGTTGTTGCAGGTTGTTTATACGTTGACTACGGTGGCTGGTCAGCAGGATTATGCGTTTACTTCTATCCCTTCGGGTGATTTGGATAAGGTTTTTGCTGTGGTTGATACGACGACGTTGGGTCGTCGTCTTATTTTTATGACGAAATCGGATGCTGATTTGGCGTATGGTGCGCCTGTTGGTATGACTTCTGATGTGGCTACGGCGTATACGGTGGAGAATGGTGTGCTTTCTCTCTATCCGAAACCTTCTTCTACTGGTAAGACGTATAAGGTGCGTGGTTTGCGTTCTCCTGCTGCTTGGCCTGCAGGTATTGGGTCTATCCCTGATCTTCCTGCCGTGTTGCATGAGGCTATTGCTTGGTACATGTTGTCGTCATATTTCATGTCGCAGGAAGATTTGCAGTTGTCTGGTACTTATTTGCGTGAGTATGAGCAGATGGTTGATAGGTTTGTGCGTAATGAGTCGTTCAAAGATTTTGGTGCCCGTAACAATGTGATGGGTGGGCAAAACTATGTGCCTACCAGTTTTACTCGTTGGGTTCGTGGGATGTTGGAGTGATATGGCACAGGATCGTTTTGCTGTTCAGTTCTTTAACGATTTCACTGGCGGTTTGAATAACCGTCAATCACGGCAGAATCTTGCCGTGAACGAGTCACCTGATTGTTTGGATGTTGTGTTCAACGCCCGTGGCGGTTTTGTGTCCCGTAAGGGTTATCGTACTACTTCTACTCAGGCTACGTTGTCTGGCGGTTATATTGGCGGCCAGTTTTCTGCTGGGTCTGAGGTGTTGTGGGGTATTAATAATGCTGGGGCGTTGTGGACTTGGACTGGTTCTGTGTTTACTTCGGTGGCTACGACATTGCCTGCCGATATGTCTAGGTCTGTTACGTCTGCGGTGTGGAACAGCAAGTTGTATTTTGCGAACTGGTTGAATGGTGGTTCGTTGTTGATGCGTTATTGGAATGGTACTGCGTTTACGACATTGACGAACACTGTGAATAACAACTATTCTGCGCCAACGGGCGGTAATGCGCCGTTGGCTAGACTTATTTGTGACCATTCGGGTCACATGTTTTGGGCTGACACGGTGGAATCTAGTGTCCGCTATAGGTCTAGGGTGCGTTGGTCGCACCCGTTGCAGCCTGAAGATTTTGCTGCGGCAGATTATTTTGATGTTGATCCTGATGATGAGACAGATCAGATTACTGCGTTGGTGCCGTTTAAGGATTCGTTGCTGGTGTTTAAGCGTCGTGCCGTGTATGCGATCTATGGTTATGATCGTGATTCGTTTGTGGTGCAACGTATTGCTACTGGTGCTGGTGTTGCTGCTCCTAGTTGTGTGACTGCGAATGCTGGTGTGGCTTATTGGTGGTCGATTGATGGGAATGTGTATGCCTATAATGGGCGTGGTGTTGTTCCGATTGGTGATAGGATTACTGCTGGTGTGTTGGATGGTTCTATTGTTCAGACTTCTACTACGAATCTTGCGGTGTGGGTTGAGAACCAGTTGTTTGTTTCGTTGTTGAAGTCGGATGGTTCTCGTACTTTGTTTATGTATGATCCTGCTGTTGGCAAGTCTGGTGCTTGGACTAGGTGGGGATTTGCTCCGACAAGTATGTATTGGTGGCGTTCTGCTTCTTCTACTAGTGCAATGTTTTTTACATTGGCTTCTACGGGTGGTTTGTTCGATATGGGGAACCCTGCTCAGGAGGTTGATGATGTGTTGGGTGTTTCTACTCCGATTGATGCCTACTATAAGACTGCATGGTTTTCTTCTCAGGATGCTGGTTTGCGTAAGAAGTGGCGGCGACCTCATGTGACGGTCGCCTGTGGTGATACTGCCACGTTGAATGTAGAAATCTATCATGACTTTCTGGAGTCAAATCCTGTTAAGACGGTGTATGTTCCAATAACCTTTGCTTCTAGAGGGGACATGGTGTGGGGTTCTTCTAACTGGGATACTGCTACTTGGCAGGGCACTGATCCTTCCTATGAGTTTTCTCGTACTTCTAGTTTGGGCAGGTCGCATGCTATCCAGTTTAAGTTTAGGATGCGAGATCATGCTACTAAGTGGTGGATTGATAGTGTTACTTTGCCGTACTATATTCGTTCGTACCGTTAAGGATGGTGTGTTGTGGCTTCTAATGTGACTGTTTCTTACAACTTTCAGGCTGGCACTGCTGCTATTGCCGATAATGTGGATCAGAACTTTACTGATATTCTGAACTGGATTAATACAAATGCTGTGCATTTGGATGCCACCAAGGCTTTCACTAGTGTTCCTAGCGGGCCTGCTTCTGATCCTTCATCGGATAACCAGTTGGCTCGTAAGGCGTATGTGGATCGTAAGATTTCTTCTGTGACTTCTTCGACTCGTCCTGCTTCTCCTGTTGCTGGTCAGATGATTTGGGAAACGGACACTCAGCGTGTCCGTATTTGGAATGCTACTACGTCGGTATGGCAGTTGGTTTCTGGTGCTCAGGGTGTTTCTGCTACTGGAACTGGCATTATTGGTACTTCTAGCCCTACATCTACGATTACGTTGACGTATGCTACTGAGAACTATGATACGGACAACTTTTTTACTGCTGGTGGTTCGACGTTTACAATGCCTGAGGCTGGCACTTATTCGGTTACTGTTCGTTTAACGCAGACTGCTGGTAATACGTTTGTTGCTGGTTTCGGTTCGTATGGTAACATTATTGCTCCTAGTGGAAACTATTATTTGCCTGCTTCTACGCATTTGAATAACTATATTGGTGAAACCTATGTGATTCCGTTTGCTGCTGGTAACACGTTCACTGTTCAGTTTACGAATGGTTCATCGAACACTATCACATTTGATGCGAATGTGGTTGTTAGGCGTATTGGTGACTGATGGTTGCTAAGCGTATCCCGCATGCTAACGAGTTGAACGCCCCCGTGTTGAGGGCGTTCATTTGGCTGCGTGAATACGTCGATACTGCTATCGCAGGAGTCAGCGGAGGCGGTGGAGGTGGCGGTGTTACCGATCACGGTTTGCTGACAGGTTTGGGAGATGACGATCACTCTCAGTATCATAACGATACTCGGGGTGATGCACGTTACACGTTGCGTTCTAACAATTTGTCAGATATTGCTTCGGCTGCTACGGCACGCACCAATCTTGGATTGGGTGGTGCCGCCGTTCTGAACGTCGGAACTATCGCTAGCACTGTTGCTGCTGGCGATGATAGCAGGATTACTGGGGCTGCTCAGAAAGCCAGCAACCTGTCGGATTTGGCTAATGCTGCTACGGCTAGAACGAATCTTGGTTTGGGAACGTCAGCGGTGCTGAACGTTCCTGCTGCTGGTGATGCTGCTGTGGGTGAGGTTGTTAAAGGTAGTGACACTCGGTTGACAAACAGTCGTACACCTTCGGCTCATGCTGCTACACATACAAATGGTGGGTCTGATCCGATCACTGTGGCTACTGGCAATATCAGTAACAATGCTGTGGATAACACCAAGTTGGCTACGGTTGCTACCGCAACCTTTAAGGGGCGGACTACTGCTGGTACTGGCAATGTGGAGGATTTGTCAGCCACTCAGGCTACAGCATTGTTGAACACGTTCACTTCGGCTCTTAAGGGTTTGGTTCCTGCTTCTGGTGGTGGAACAACAAACTTTCTTAGAGCGGATGGAACTTGGGCTGCTGCGGGTGGTGGTTCTTCTCCTGTTTCTGCGACTAAGGGAACTACTCAGTTAACGAATGCTACTAGTGGTACTTTGACTGATATTACTGGTTTGTCGTTTTCGTTGTCGTCTAGCAGGATGTACTATTTTAAGTTTGTTGGTAGTTTTAGTTCTGCTGCTACTACGACTGGTATTGGGTTTTCGTTTACTGGGCCTGCGGTGACGTATGCGTTTTGGACTGCTGCTATTCAGCAGGCTGCTGCTGGTACAGACCAGATGTATACATATTCGTCCGCTAACCAGTTGAGTTCTATCGCTTCTTCTGCTTCGGTCGTTGCAGCAAATACCGACTATATTTGGATGATTGAAGGTTACGTCCAGCCGTCTGCGGCTGGAACGTTGCAACTTCAGTTCCGTACTGAGGTAAATGGTTCGACGGTGACGTTGAAGGCTGGGTCTGTTGGTGTTTTAACTGATTGTGGCTAGTTACGAAAGAGGGTTATTTGTATGAATCTGTTTGATTACAACACACAGAAATCTAAGTTGTTGTCTGACTATGGGCAGCAGGGGTTGGCTCAGCAGACTGGCCGTATGCTTGGTCAGCAACGGTTTAGTCGTCAACGGTCTGATTTGAATAGGCAGATGGTGCGCCAGTTCCCCAGTTTCACTGGGAACTGGGCTGCACGTTTGGGGTCTGGTACCAAGTCTGGTGTTTTCGGTCAGAAACTTGGTGAGTTCACTGGCGATTTTCAGCGTCGTTTGCAGGATGTTGATTTGGCTGCGGCTCAGGCGCAGGCTGGTTGGACGCAGGAGGATTTGGATCGTAAGATTCAGTTGGAGCAGTTGTTGGCACAGTTGAAGCAGCAGGCTTTGGCTTCTGGTGTGAAGGTCTGATAGGGGGCTGTTATGGGTTATGGTATTAATCCTCCGTTTAATGGTGTTGATCCTTTGACTGGCAAGTTTTATATTGCTGGTCAGAATGTTCCTATCAAGCACCCTCAAAGTCGTTCTACTGTTTCTGCTTCTACTGGACAGCGTAGACCGCCAGTTGCTCCTGTGGCTGGGCCTCCTGCCCCGTATCGGGGTTCTACTGCACCGAACATGACTGCTGATCGGGCTGAACGGTATGTTCAGAATCTTGCTCAACAGAGTGATGCGGCTTTGGCAGGGATGGTTCCTACTACTGGTTATTCTTTGGAGGACATTCTAAAGATGCTTGGTCTTGGTGCCAATAATAATACTGATGGTGGTGGTAGTCGCCGTGGTGGTGGTGGCGGCGGTGGTGGGGTTTCTGGTGTTGGTGCTATGAAGTGGCCTGATGTTCAGAAAGCATTGCAGGGTGCTAGTACTAATATTGCTGGCGCATACAGTACGGCTGGTGATCAGTTGTCGAAGTTGATTAATGAGTATGCGGCTGCGGATGCTGCTCGTAGGCAGGCTCAGGCACAAACGCTACAGGCGTTTGGTGCCCCTCAGTCTGCTGCTGATGTTGGCGGTATGTCTGCTATGGATGTGTTGACTGCGTTGCGTGGTCAGACGGCTGCTCAGGGTGCTATGCAGCAGGCTGATATTGAGCAGCAGTTGGCTGCGTATAAGGCTTTGTTGGGAGGTAAGTGATGACTCAGGAAGAACTTGCTATTCTTTATGCTTTGTTGCAGGGTACTGGTGGTAAGGATGCTCGTGCGAAGTTGAATACTTTGAAGTCTATGGGTATTGATTTGTTTGGTACGAATCAGCCTGATGTTCCTGACTATGTTGCTGGCCCTGCTCCGACGTTGGCTAATCCGTGGGAAGTGTACGGTGGCGACGAGAAGGTTAGAGGGGCTTACAATTTGTTGGCACAAGGTGTTGATCCTGTTTCTGCTATGAAGCAGGTTGGTTTGCAGGATGATCCTTTGGGTACTGGCCCAAAGTATCTTGACATTCTGACTAACTGGTATAAGACTGAGGTTGAGAATCAGGCTAAGATGCAGGATTATACTGCTCAGCAGGATTATTATAAGGCGAAGGCTGAGGCGAAGGCTGCTGCTGGGGCGAAGCCTACGATTAAGGATATCACTGGGCAAACCCAGTATGATGTTATGACGAAGGAAACTGGTACGCCTTTGACTGCGGAGAATTTGTTGCAACAGTATGCGTTGTCGAATAAGAAATCTCCTGCGAAAATGTTTCATGAGAATCCGAAGATCAATCAGTATTTGCAGGAGCATGCTAAGAATACTGTGAACATGTTGTTGGAAGCATCGAAGCGTCGTTATGTTCCTACTGAGGCTGGTCAGGCCATGTTGGATCAGGCGGCTCTTACTCGTCTTTTGGGTGGATGATATGGCAGTTCCTGCTACCACTGATCCTTATGCTGCGCTGCGCGCTTTGTTCCCTGCTGGACAGCCTCAACAGGCTGTCCCTGCTGCTGCCCCTGCGGTGGCTCCGATGCAGATTGGTAGTAAGTATGCTGGGGCTTTTGATGCTTTGGTTGCTGCTGGCAAGAATAAGCCTGCCCAGTCTGATGGTGGTACTGGCATTGGGGATGTGTTGTCTGGTGCAGGTCATGGTTTGCTATGGCTACTAGATAAGGCTATGATCCCTCAGCGCGCTATCGCATCGTTCACCAAGGAGGTGAATGATGCTTGGGCTAATACTGCGTTGGCTAAGTGGATGGCTACTGGTAACCATCTTCCTGACTGGTTGATGACTCAGCGTACTCCTGAGGAATATCAGAAACTGTTGGAGCAGCAGGGTGCTACTGGCGGTTTTGAGTGGAAGGATTTTTCTAAGCAGGTTGCTGAACGTAAAGGTATGGGTGACTATGTTACTCAGATTAATCCGAAGCGTTCTCTTGGCTATCGTAGAATCATGGGATTCTTGGGCGACGTTGCTACTGATCCGTTGATGCATGCTGGTGTCGGTGTTACTAACCTTGCAGGCAAGGCTGGTCGTGTTGCTGAAACTGCTGGACAGCAGGCAGCGTTTGAAGGTTTGGATGCCGCCATCAAGTCGGCATCCTCTAAGAGTATTACGAATGCTTTGATTAAGTCTGCTAAGGAAGCAGGCTTTGAGATGGCTGCTGGTGGCGGTTTTACTGATGAGGCTTTGAATAGGTTGCTGGTTGAAACTCAGAAACGTGGCGTTGGCGGTTTGACTAAGAGGGCTTTGTTGAGTGCTGGTGTTTCTGAGGAGATGGCAGCAAAGTTGGGTATCGGTCGTTTGGGCCGAACCTATCTACATGGTGCTGTTACTATCCCTAAGAGTTCTATGTTGACTGACATTGCCGAAGGTTTCAAGGGTGGTATCAAGGCTTCTATTCGTGAGTCTGCTGGTGCACAGTTTTTGCGTGGCAAGTTTGGTGCTGAAAGCGTTCAGAAGTTGCGTAAGATTGCTTTCAATAAGGCTGAAACTACATCGAACCGTGTGAATGCTTTGATTGCTGAGCAGGTGATGGCTGCTCCTAAGCGTGAGGCTACAATGTGGGGCAAGTTGACTGAGCGTCGTATCCGTCAAAACTGGTCTGGTGTTGTGCGTGATGCAGAGGGTAACGTTGATAAGGCGGCTACGAAGGCTGCTGAAAAGGCTGGTGTCCAGTCGTGGCATAACGTTGTTGATAGTGTTGCTGCTGATGCTACTCACAGTTTGGAAACTGGTGGCACTGGTGTGTTGCAGGATTCTGCCCGTGCAGAGTTGAAGCAGATTCATGATGACATGGTTGCTGCTGGGGTGAATGTCGGTAATCTTGGTGAGAACTATTTCCCTCACTTTATTACTGATGAGGCTCGGGTTTTGGCTGGTAAGAATCCTGAGGTTCGTACTATTTTGGATTCGTTGGCTTCTAAAAGTAGTTTTGAGCATTCTCGTACTCTTGTTGCTGGTTCAGAATTTCTGAACGAAACTTCTGCTGCTGCTGGGCAGAACCTTGTTGAAGGTTCTGCTAAAGAGATTAATGCTCGCATGCTGGAGAAATATAATGTCAAGTTGTTTGATGACAATTTGCAGACTGTAATGCCGAAGTATTTGAAGTCGGCTGAGAACGCTATTCGTCGTGCTAAGACGTATGAGGCTTTGGGTTCTGTTGGTTTGTCTGGCCCGTTGTTGGAGCGTGTTGAACGTCAGTTGAATCCTGACAAGGCGTGGGTTAAAGAGTTGGCTGATTTGCAGGCCCGTAAGGATTTGTTGGTTGCGGAGCAGCAGGTGCATTTGTCGAATGGTGCCACGTTGCGTCGTGATGGTTTGGTGGCTGCGCGCAAGGAGTATGCGAAGCAGGCGACTGTGTTGCGTGCTAGGTTGCGTGAGGTTGATTCCGAGTTGGTCAAGTTGGAGAAGGTTGCTGCTGGGAAGCAGGCCAAGTTGGCTGAGGTTACTACTAAGTTGGATGCTGCTAAGGCTGCTGTTAAGAATTGGCAGCAACAGGTGAAGGTGTTGAAGGGTGATGCTCGCGTTAAGGCTGCACAGGAGTTGCAGGTTGCGAAGCAAACATTGAAAGAACAGACTGCCGAGTTGAAGGCGTTGCGCTCAACAGTGTCTGATGTGTCGGTCATGAATGTTTCTACTCGTCAGATTACTGAACGGTTGGCTCCGATGCGCCAACGTATGTTGGAGTTGCAGGCTGAGCGTTCTGCTTTGCAAGGTCAGATTGACGAGTTGGGCAAAACCATTGGTGAGATCAGTAGCGAAGAAATCAAGACGTTGGCTGCTACTGGTCGTGCTGCTAACAGGTCGTTGGAGTTGGCTAAAGCGCGTGCTCAACAGTTGGTGAAGGGTGTGAAGTCTGCTACGTCGGAGGCAGATGTGGCTGTGAATGCTCATCTGTTGGCACAGGCTGATGCTGATATTACTAAGTCTGTGGTTAAGGATACGTTGACAGAGTTGCAAACACGGATTGATTCGTTGACTGGTTTGCCTTCTATTCCGAAGAAGGCAAACATTAAACTAAAGTTGCAGAACGATTTGCGTGAACGATTTAACACGTTGTTGCAGGTGTTGGATAGTCCTGATACTAGTCCCGAGTTGCGTGCTATTGCAGGGTTGGAGGCTGCTGCTGCCGAGTCTGATATGTGGGCTGCCGATTTGGGTGACCATATCGGTACGTTGAATGACATGATTGCGATGACGAAAAACAAGAAAGAGATTGAGGTCATGTTGAAGTCTGTTCAGACTGGTTCTGTGCAGGTTGGTGAGAACCTTCAAGTTCCTCAATGGTTGTTTGATGCTACCACTGTTCAGCATGCTGTGAAGGATGTTACTAAGGCTGGCGAAGCATTCAAAAGGTATATGGATTTGTTCCGCGCATATGTGACTATTAGGCCAGGATTTCATGTTCGCAACGCCTATACGGCGTTGTTCAACATGTATCTTGAAGGTGGTGTTGAAGCGTTCGCTGGTATCAAGAAGTGGCATCAGTTTTACAGTATGGTTCAGAAGAACCCTGAGAACTATATGTTGTTGGCTGAACGAAAGTTTGGGGCAGAAACTGCTGGCAAACTGAACGATGCGCTCGAAGTCATGTATGGTTCTGGTGCAGGTAACGTCGGTTCTCGTACCGCAGCAACCACGTTTGGTAAAGCAGGGTTTAATCCGCTTGATCCGAACAACAGGTATATTGCTGCTTCTCGTAAGATTGGTACGATGGTTGAGGACAATGTGCGTGGGGCGCATGCGTTTGCTGTGTTGGAACGTGGCGGTTCTAAGGATTTGGCTTCCGATATTATTGCCAAGTGGCATTTCAACTATTCCGATTTGGGTAGTTGGGATAGGATGGCAAAGAATTTTGTGCCGTTCTGGACGTTCTTCTCCCGCAACCTTGCGTTGCAGGCTCAAACCTATGTGCGTAACATCCCAAGATACAACAGGGCTATCACCAACTTTGAACGCAACATGACTGTCGATAGTCAAGACCCGACTGTTGTGCCAGCCTACTTCCAGAAGGCTGGTGCTATCAGAGTTTCTGGTGGAAACAATCCTACCTATTGGTTCCCTGATTTGCCGATGACTTTGTTTCCCTCTCAGGTTTCCCAGTTGACAACACCTTCCCAGTTTACCGAGATGTTGGGTAACTTGGGGCCGATTGTGAAGGTTCCGTTGGAGGCTTTGGCTGGCAAATCTTTGTACACTGGTATTCCGACTGCTGACAAGTATGTGCCTGTCCCGTTGGGTTTCAAACAGTTGATTCAAGCGAGCGGTATTGAGATTCCGTCCGATGTGATTCAGAACACTCCGAAGGGGCCAGTGATGAAGGCTTCGTATGCTCAGGCGTTGAACAGTATTATTCCTGTGTCGGGCCAGTTGGAACGGCTGTTGCCTACTTCTGAGGGTTCTGGCGGTCAGGGTTTGCAGGGTTGGATGACTTGGTTGACTGGTATTGGTACACGCCAATTGGGCGAGAGGGCTATTGCTGGTGAGAATATTCGCCGTAAGGAAGAAGCAAGGCTGAAAGCAAAGTATGCTCGTTCGTTGGCTTCGTTTAACGGGTAGGTTTCTGATGGAAACAATCATTGCTGCTGCTATCACTGGGAGTTTAACGTTGTTGGGTGTGTGGGTTACGGTGCAGGGTTCACGCCGCACCTCCACCAGTCAACATAATGAGCAGACACGACATTTGGTTGCGATTGAGGAACGTCAGAATGTGATGTTGGATACCGTCCATTTGCATCGTGATATGGCTGAACAGCAGTTCAACATCATGAACGATAGGGTGGATGGGTTGTTGCAGTCACATGAAACGTTGTTCAATATGGTGGTTGATGTGGATTCTAAGGTGACGAAACCTGCTAAAAAGAAGATGCTTGTAGAAACGGAAACAACTAATGGCTAACACCTATCTGTACGGTTATCGGACTCCTACGGATCGTCTGACTTTGGATGAACTAAATAAGCGGTGGCAGTGGTACACGCTGCACCCTGAGATTCGTAACCGTCTTATCGCCATGTTTGATGCTGCTCAACGGGCTGGCACCGATCTTGGTATCGGTGGCGGTGCCCGTTCTATTAAGACTCAGGAAACTGTGTTCCTTGCCCGTCATGAACGGGTGCTGTTTGGTGGCTGCTGCAAATATCAAGGTAAGCGTTACAGGTTGCGTAAGGGGATGGCGCATGCTGCGCCTCCGAACCTGTCGTATCATGAGGAAGGTGTTGTTGCAGGGTTTGCTGTGGCAGCAGATTTGATTGGCGATTTGGATTGGATGAAGAAGAATTGTGCCAAGTTCGGTTTGAAGGAGTTCACTTCGGTGAAGGAACCGTGGCATGTGCAGCCGATGGAGTTTCCGAATTCTCGTTCACAGTATAAGGGTGAACCGTTGACGATGTGGCCGAGGCCTGTATAGGTTTGTATGGTTGAGTGTTTGAATTGTGGTGAAACGTATCCTCCTGTTTCTTGCAGGGGTCGTTGTCCGTCTTGCGGGTTGAAGGATTCTTTGTATGATAGTCCGCAGCGTGCTGTTTCGGGCAGAAAGTTTAAGAACAGGGTGGTGACTGGTTATGTCGATGACTACGAATGATTGGATTTGGGCACGGCTTTCCAGCCGTTACAATGTGACTGCACCCACATATCAGATTGGTGATGTGTGGGATTCTTGGTTGAAGGAACAGTCGTTGTCGCAAGGTTTCGATCTTGTCGATTTCTATTTCACTCAGGTTCCGTCTGCTGCTACGGTTGGTGATGCAGCCTATTCGTATTGGTCGGGTGGTGCGTTGGGTCAGGCTGTTGTCTGGTTGGATGCGTATTCGGCTGTGGCTGGTGAGCAGTCGGCAAAGAATTTTGGTGTGGGCAGCACTGCGTATGCTGCCCGTTATGGTTCCGCTACTGGTTCTGACACGAATGACCCGTTGTTGCTGCCACATACGGGAACAAATTATGTGCATGTTCCACTTAATGCGTTGCTGAATGGGATTTCTGTAACCGTGACTCCTAGCACTATTGTTGGTTCTGGAGCGGTTGAGTTGCAGGCTCGGGCTTTGGTATATGCAACGTCGGCAGAACTGCTAGGTACTTCTGCTACAAATCTTTTTGGACTCTATGTCAGTGCTGGGAACTTACAACTCGGTTTGACAGTCGGTGGCATCAACCGTTTTATGAATCTTGGTGCTTGTACCACTGGTTCTGTCATGTATTATAGGGCTACGTTTGATCCTGCTACTGGTGTCGCAAATGGGTTTCAGTCCACTGACGGATTGTCGTGGACTTCGACAGGGACGCAAACTGTGGCTGCTGGTGCTATCAGTGTTTTCACTGGTTTTCTATATATGGGTTCTATCGGATTTGGCGTTGGTGGAGATTCTGCTATTTATGCTGCAAAGATCATTACCGCTGGTATTACAACGCTAGATTTTGTTGCTAATCGTGATTTCACTTCTGGTGCTACTACGTCATTTACTTTGGGCAGCGGTCAGGCTGCGACAATTACCCGTGCCACTTCTGGCCGTAAAGCGGTGGCTGTGGTTCGTCCTGTGTGGCTGTTTGGTACGGATGACTATATGGAAATCCCTGCCGACCCTGAGGGCGC